CCCGGATCGCCACCGCGAACGGGGTCTTTCCTTTTCTGGGCCGAAACTATTACAGACGCAAGTCCTACGGAGCTGGTGCCCCCGAACCCGGCCGCAACTCGCCCGTTCCCGTAACCGCATTCGTAGGCTTGGGATCGGCTCCAGTCGGGGTGCTCGGGTATGCCGGTCTGTCGGCAGGGCCGCCGCCCTTCGCATCAGCATGAACGAGCTCGTCACGGACATCTGTCGCGCCGACGATTCGCTCATCTACGGGGCGCTCGACAACCGCCTCCTGCTCGACCGGCTGCGCAGCCACGGCAGGAGAGGCAAGGATATTGATGAGAGCGGAGAGGAAGGGGTGCTGGCCGGTGTCCGGCGCACGCTTCAGGATATTTACCGCGGCGCGAACAGAGCCGTGCTCGGTGGCAAAGCATGGCCCATGAACCATCGTGTTCCCACGCACGAGAACAACATCGTCATCTTGAATACGTCGGTTTGGCATAACAGCCTCCTTGTCGGCACCATTGCCGAGAGATTGAACGCACAAGTACCTATCATGGGTGGGGGAGGAAAGACCTGACGATGAGGGTGCCGAGCGCGGACACGAGGATGGCGATGAAGGCGCAGGCTATGTACCAGAGCCGGTTGTAAAGCCCCTCCACGCCTTTGCGAATTGCACCCACCGTTTCTCGCATCTCGCTCCACCGCTCAGCACACACCCGCTCGTGAGCGTCGATCTTCGACAGGGCTGAGTTCATGCCGTCACGTGCAACTTGATCGCAGGGGTTTTCCATCATGTCTTTCTCGGCATCCCCGGCGCACCGGCTGATGGCATCTGATCCTGGTGTAACGCGCCCGGCGGCTGCTTCGCGGCGTGCGGCTGCCCGGGGGAGGCGCCTGGCTGCGGCCCACCTGACCCGCCTCCCGGCTGCGCCCCGGATGCCTGCATGGCCGCGGCCTGCGCCTTGGCCTGCATCTGCATCATGTGCATCTGGATATGGATCCGCACCGAGCCGGTCGGATCGCCTCCCGCCATCAACTCCCGATGCACCTGAATGTGCTTCGCGTCATCGTCCATCGGTGAGACGCGCACCGGGAAGCCGCCCTGAAGCATTCCGTTCTCGACCTTCGGATCGACGGAAAGCTGGGCCTTCAGATCCTCGAGCACGAGCGGCGCGAGGCGTGGGCCCAGGATGTTCTCCGTCACCTGCACGATGAGCGGGGCCAGATTCATCTTGTAGCCGGGGATCATGGCGGGCGGGATTCCCTTCGCCACGTTCATCCAGCCGATCTGCTGCTGCACCTGCTGCGCGTTCCTCGCCGCCTCGACGCCGAACCAGCGGAACTCGTAGCGCCTGTTCATCTGGATAGGAGGGATTTCCTCCATCCGCGCCCGCAGGCCCATCTCTCCGAACATGCGGATTAGGATATCGTCGTCGCGGAACTGGTGATCGTATTCCGCAAACCGCTGGAGCATCGGCGTCAGGATCTGCTCCTCGATATTGATGACTGAATCGGCGGTCGTGAGGATGTCGACCTGCTGCTCCATCGCTATTTCGGCTTGGTTTCGTTTGCCCGCCTTGGAGCCGGTCTGCTGCGGCAGCATGGAAGGGTTGACGCCGAGCGTCTCAAATATCTGGTTCTTGATCGCCGCCACCCGCTCGAAGGCGTCTTTCCAAAGCGGGGGAAACTCTGCGAATTTCGTGTCATTCGGGCTCGTCTCCCAGAGTGCCGCAAGGCCGAGGATCATAGTCCCGGTGCGCGGGTTCTTGGCCGGGTCCGTCATGATGATCGGCATGGCGGAGAAGTGCGCGGTATCCGCCCCCTCGTTCACCGTGTCGTTGGCGAATATCTGGAGGTCCATCACATCGGCAATGAGCGACTTGCCCTTGAAGACGCCGGGCGATTTGTCCACCGCGCCGGAGATGACCGGGATGCGATCATTCCAGTACGGGCACAGCTTGCAGCCAAGAATGATATCGTCGCCACCGTAATAGGCCCGGACCAGCCTGCGCTCCGTAGATTTCCGCAGGTCTGGATCACCCGTCTCGATTCTGAGCCGCGTCCAAACCTCATAGACCTGCGCATAGAAGCCGGAGCCTGCCGCGCGGATGCCAGCCGCTCTGGCTATCTCCTTCTTCGTGTCGCCACCCTTTCCCGGACCCTCCTTGACCGTCATCGATTCCAGAAGCGCCTCGCCCGCATCCTCCTCGATCTCCTCCTCGTCGATCAGTTCGCGGATGCGCGACTTCGACCAGCGGCGGATGACGGTAACGGCGCCGCCCTGCTCAAGGCATTCCTCAAGAGAATCGACGGTGACGGGGAGGACGAGAAGATCGGCGTCGGGGATGATCTCGACATAGGGACCGGCGTCCTTAACCGCCTCCTCCTTTATATCCTCGACTTCGCCAAGCTCTTCCATTTCCAGCCCGGCTACCTCGACCGGCTTGGTCTCGCGGTTGACAGTGTGCCGCGTCGTCTCGCGCCAGCCGACATAGATGGTCATCTGACCCTCGACATCGCCGGCGATCGACAGGGCCGGGACGATCTGGGTACGCAGCTTCGCGCGACGGACATAGTGCTCCATGAGCGCCATCGTCGCGTGTGGGATATCCCCGTCCGCCGTCGTCACCTCGACATAGCGGCCGACCTGCGGGAATATCTGATTGGTGAAGCGGGTCTTGCGCGCCTTGATGGCGCCGCTCGTGATCGGCACGAATATCTGGCTGGTGCCATTATAGAATTGCTTGGGGCCAAGCTGGTTGTTGTAGATGTCCCAATAATCGAGCGTCGCGTCGATCCGCTCTTTGGCGTCAGTAAAGCCCTTCTCGATGTCGGCAAATAGCTGGAGCAGCTTCTCGCGGATTTTTGGTCGCGTCGAAAGCTCGGTCTCTCTGGTTACGGGTTTCTTAGCCATCAGATCAGCCGTCAAATGCAGTGATGCTAAATTGCAATCTCTGGAGTGGGTTAGGCCTCTCCCCGGCAGGACAAATCGCTATCCTTGCCTTAAGGCCATCAATGCTGACGCGCGCGCCATGTGTATCAACGCCCGGCTCCAGACCAAGAAACTGGAACTCCTTTTTGCACGTCGCACAGTGGATCTTTATCTCTGCGGTGTACCCAATGACCCGCGTCTCCGTTTTATCGTCCAGCAGCCTTCCAACGCAGACGCTGGCTTGAAAATTTTCATGGGCGCAGGACACTATATCACCCTCTTTGGGGCAGCGCGCTCAGATATCTTCGACCGCCCGGCGTCCACGCATAAACCTTCTCCGCCTCGTCGTCATCCCCGCCGCGCGCGGAGAGAAGGCCGACGGTCGATTCCAGTCCCTCCATCAAGGTCCGATACACACCTTCCTCCGCGTGATCGGCCAGCATCCCCTGCTTGTTGATGGCGCGCGCGTAGCCGCCGGCAAAGCCGTTCAGCGTCCATCGCGCCGTCTTGTTGATGAGCAGCGCCGGGAAGCCGCGAAGCTCCTGCCCCAGAAGCGCGATGAGCGATATGCGGCCATCTTCCGGCCTTCCGCTCGACCAGCACTCGCGCGGCATGGCCTTTACCGCCTGCATGAGGCCGACATTATTATATGGGTCGCTGTGGATGGCGCCCATGATCGGCCGCACCGCGCCGCCGGTCTCCATCGCCACTTCCTGAATGATGCGTGGTGCCGTCTCGCGGCAATCCCCCTCGCTCACCCAGTCCGCATAGATGCGAAGCGAGCCGTCGAGGACCTGCAACAGGACGCCGGTTGTTATCGTTCTGGTTGCGTTGAGGGCGAGCCAGACGGGTCTGTTGGGAGCAGGACGTAAGTCTTCGTTGCAGTTTCGAGCTGAGAAACCGTCATAGATTGGAGCGCCTGCGCGAAGGCGTGGTGCATAGGCGAGGGCATTTGGGGCATCGATGCGGCCGGTGGGAAAGCCCAGAAGTTGCTGCTTGAGGTCGGGGAGGTCTTTGGCAAAGATCACCTCTCGTGCGTTGAACCACGGCTGAAGGCCGCGGATGAAGTCCATCTTCCCCTTCGGCGCCCGCACCGCCTTGACCGGGACCGTACGGCCGCGGCGGACCTGCTCCTGACGGATGGGCTGCATCAGGAACTCGTTCAGCCCGTCCTCCTCGACATATATCATCGTCGGGTCGAACTCGGCATCGATGTCGAAGATGGCGTTAACGATCTCGTCGGGCATCAGCATCCGGCCCCATGACTCCCAAACGATGAGGCGGTTGCCGATCCACGACCAGACGGCGCAGCCGGTCGTGGCGCTGGTCGACCGCACGGTGCGCGCCGGGTCCAGCATCGCATAGACCGCCTGCCATGTTCGGATGACGGGCTCGCTGCCGCCATGCCCTGACGTGCGGAACATGTCGGAGCGGAAGGGCTTGTCCTCCGGCGGGCTCGCCTCGCACATATATTCCATCTGATATTCCCGGCCTCGGCCAAGGGCGTACATGCGCTTGCGGGTCGAATCTATGATCGGCAGCGGGAAGCGGTCGGGCCATGTCGCCTGTCGCGCGCCGTCGCGGTCGATATATTCCCACGGGTAGGTCTTCACCTGAAACCCGCTGTCGCTCGCCTTCAGACGCACCGCCAGGCATTCCGGGTCCAGCGCGTTCGCAGCAATCCGCACCTTCGCATCCGGGTCGCACGCCGGCAGAACGTCGCCCAGAAACCATTTCTGAATCTTGTCACGGCCTTCCGGTGTCGAGACGGATGCGCGGTCCTCGATATCGTCGGCAAATATCAGGTCTGGGCGGGATATCTCCTGCTTGGTCCCGCGGATAGCCTGCCCCCGCCCCATGGCCTGAATGACGATCCCTGTCGTCAATTCCAGTTGATCGTCGCCCCATGGCTGGCCGCGCAAGTGGCCGAAGATCTGGTGAATGAACTGGTTCTTCTCGAACTCGCGGCGGATGGAGTGCAGACGCTCGCACGCCCGATCCGCGCTCTCTCCGAAGATGATGCAGTGCTGGAATTCGCGAAGAAGGGCCTTGAGGATAATGGCTTCCTCGCCCGTGGTCGATTTGGCGGAGCCGCGAAAGGCTATGTCGCAATGGTTGGCGACCGGGCTGTGCCAGTCGAGGATCATGCGGACGAGGAAGGGGGGGGTTGAGTCTTTGTGGCGGTGGGCAAATAAAACACGATGCATTTTAACTCTGTCCGCTGCCAGAGTCCTGATGATCTCCTCGATGTCTTGGCTCACCTGTATTTCTCTATGTAAATATTATCAACCGACGCGATGGCCTGCTCTACGGCGTCATGATCCATCAGGCCTGCGTGTAATTAAAAATAGATCGGATATTTCGATAGAAGTAAGAGCCGGCGCTAGCGGCGTGCTTTAAGCCGTGCCACACGCTCTCCGGAACCGAGGAGTAGGTATACTGCTCCCCGCTCTGAAACGTGACAGCCAGTTCCTGCGTCTCTGGATTGTACGCGCAGGTGGAGAGGTTCGAAGAGCGGGGGACGAAGGACTCTATCGGCACGG